TCTTTTAATTCATATATGCTTTTATTTGTTCTTAAATCAAATCTTGGTATTGATTCGGAACTATACTTGTCCTCCATTTTCTCCCACCAATTAGCAACATTTGGATTTTCTTTTATAATAGTTAATCTTTTCTTTAAAGATTTTTTAAAACATAAATCACAATTACCCTCATAATCTTTTAATTGTAAGTCAAAACTTTGATTGTCCCACCAATTACGAATAAATTTAGAGTCAATTGGTAATTCATCACATAATGGATAAATTATATTTTCATTTATTGCATTGTTTGATTTTCTATGTTGTTCATCAGCACGAATACCGATAACTCTTATAATGTTATAATCTTTAAAATTATCTTTTAAATAAGCATCAATAGGTCTTTGTTTTAATTCTCTTGTACAATTTGATGCCATATTATTTGGCAAAGGATATTTTGATAACATTTCTTCAAAAGGTTCTCCGTTACGCTTAGCGTTTTGAAAGTCAGTAATCATATAAGAAGTTCCTTTACCTTTTTCTTTGTTTATTTTAGCCTCTAACCAAATAACATTTAAATTAAATTCCTTATCACATTTATCTATAAATTCTAAAGTTTGTTCTTTTTCTTTACCAGTATTTGCAAACACAAATAATACGTTATTATATTTTTGATTTTCTTTAATAAATTTTGATAAGAAAGCGGAAGTTCTACCTCCACTAAATAATACTATATACAAATCTTTTTTCATTTTTCTTTTATTTTAATTGTTTCATTTATATCTATATTTTTTTCAAGTAGTAATTGATCCATAAAATTAATAGCTTCATCCAATTGCTCACCATCACATTTGCTAAACGAATCTATTTTTAAATACATTTTTATTAAAAATTCTGCATCTTCTCTACTTGTATCATATGCTTCAGCTATGTAAGGGAGTAATATCCCCTTAATAAATTTTATCCTTTTTTTCATCGTTCAATACATTTAAATATATGCTCAATTATTGGTAATGTCCAACCATCACCTAATAAACAAGCTGCTTGATTTCTTGTTAAAATACTTGTATATCCATCTTCAAAACCTTGCAATCTTTCAAGTTCTGTTTGTGTAAAATATCTAATATCCCCATCTTGAAAAACAAAGTATTCATTGTTACGTAAAAGACAATTAGATTTTTCTTTCATTCCTCTCCCTCTTCTTGTTGTTGATGTTGGGTAACTTAAATCGACTGCTTCGTTGTTTGCTATATCTACAAATCCAATTTTAGTCGCTTCTTTTACTCGTAAGTATGTTTCTTTGTTTTTTGAAACTATGGTTGTAAATCCAGAATTAAAATATCTATGTGCCATTTTATGTTGCTGTTTTAAAGGTCTACTTTCTGATTCTAATATACATCTACTTTTTTCAGCTTCTACATAACCATTTTCAAGAATATCTTTTAAAAATATTTTTTTGTCTTTTGGTTCTGGAATGTCAACAACAATATCAAACATAGTTTGTTTTGTACGTATGTTTGTCCAATAATATCTGTCGCGTAATTGCGCTGTTAATGTCGAACTGTTAAAGCGCACAGGATAAACACCTAAAGCTCGACTCATAATTCCAACATCTAATTTACTCGCTGAACCTACGTTTTCCTGTAGAAATAACACATTTGGATTAAGCGATTTACAATGGTTCAAAATATCAACAAATGTAAAAAACAAAGATGATTTCTTTCCGTGAATACCTGCTCGTTTACCTGCTGCGCTTAAATCTTGGCAAGGTGATCCACTTAATATTAAATCAATGCTTTCCCAATCAACATCCCATTCCTTCCATTTAGTTACATCGCCTACTTGTATAGTGTCAGGGAAATGATGTTGTGTTAACTCTATTGCATAAGGTTTAATCTCACTCGAATAATACTTATTTACTTTTATTCCAATATTTTCTAAGGCTTGTCTACCTGTGTTCATTCCGTTGAACAAACTTACAACGTTAATTTTTTTCATAATTGCTTAATTAATATATCTAACTTATTCTTTAGCTCTGCGTTTTCAATTTCTAAATTTTGAATGTAGCTTTCAGTATCAAAATCAACTTGTTTTTCTTTATTGTTTTGAAGTTCTTGATACATTTTCATATTGTTTAAAGATAAAGACGTTGTTAACTGTCTTGAAGCTCTCAGTTCTTTTTCTAAATAAATGAATCCTAACAGACTTTCGTTTAGGTCGTCAATAGATTGTTCCATTGATTGAATTAAATCGCTCCTATGTGCGTTATTCTGCTTTATATCGTGTAAAGAATAGTTTATCTTACCTATTGTTTTACTGATATTGTTTTTTGCTAATAATATTTCGTAAAGTTCCATAATTTAAAAAGGGAAAAAATTTTCGTCTTTAGGAGTTAGTTTTTCGTTTATTTCTTTACCAATATTTTGAAAATTTACTGGTTCTTTAAATTCTATTTTATTTTCAATTGTATGAACACTTCTATCTGCGTATACTTTTTCACCTCTATAATCTAACATGTAATATTGATATTTTTTTAAATCTAAAAACATTTTATAAACTCCTTTTTTAGCTGTTCCTTTTGGCTTTGCTTTAGCTATGTTTATATGAACTTCGTTATCTTCATACATACGTCCATTTTCATCAACTAATCCAAAAGGTGGTCTCCAAATCATTAACATATTTAAACCTTTTCTGAACCAAACTTGACCTCCTGCCATTTCTCGAGCTGTTGGCATAGGAAAAAATGTTTTACCATCTTTGTTTGTTATTGGGCTTTGATCTCGAACGTGAGTAATTACGCAATTATGTCTGTTACTTTTACGTGCATTTTTACGAACTTGACCTAAAATTCTACTTAAATATTTATCTTCACGTCCTAAATCTGATTGAATATAGTTTTCAGTTAACTCATTCCATGGGTCTATTGTAGTTGTGTGAATAGTTTTATTAGTTTCAATTTCTATTTTATCACATAACTCATAAAAACTTTCAATTGTTAAATCTTCATCTATTGGATCAACAACTATAAAATGTTTGTCAATAAAATATGTAGCTTTTATTTTTTCCTTTTCAGTCATTTCATATCCATTTGATTTGTAAAAAGGTTTACCAATGTATTTGTAACATAATTCAGCATATATTTCTTCAGCACTTCCTGTTTCAGGCGAATAAATAATATGATTCCATTCGTATTTACAAGATAAATTTATAAGTAATTCAAACCAAAATTCTGTTTTACCACTTGCAGGAGCTGCACCTATGTATGTTGTTTTTCCTAACATAACTGTAAATGGTAATAAATCCCAATCCCAACCTACAAAATTACCTTTCTGAACTCCTACCTCCCGTAATTCGTCCATTTTTTTCTCTACTTGACTTAATTTCTTCCACATAATTAATTAAGTTCTTGATTAGGTATATAAATATTTGAATTGTCAACCATATTCATATACTTCTCTAAATTTGCAATTCTTAAAAAATGAGTAGGATTTAAAGCGTTATTATCTTTTACCCATTGATTGCTATACATATTTTTAAAAGCATATTCTAACTCGTAATTATTATACTTTACATCTAAAACCTTTTTTAAATTGTTTTCAGTAGCTTTATCTAACACTTTGAACTTTCCTATTTTTCCTGTGTGTATTAATATTCGATTATTAAACCAATCTAAAAAAAGTTTTTTGCGTTCAGCAAAAGGAGTTACGTCTTGTACTTTCTCTTTCCCTTTCTCTTTCTCTTGTACCGAAGGGTCTTGTATAGGGTCTACACTACCCCCTTGGCATGGGTCTTGTATAGGGTCAAACATAGGGTCTCTTGTTTTGTCAAAATAACCTTTAATTTGTGAGTCAATAGAGTGTTTTTGAGATAGATACGCAAACTTTGCCATACCTGTTAATTCAGTATCACATCCAGTAAATTGTTTCTTTAATAAAGCATCTAAAAAAGAAAGTCTGTCTTTATCGTTTAATTCCTTAGCTACTTCATAGTAACTATTGAAAAAGTTAAATGCCTTTCTCATATTAATCTAATAAAGCAATTTGTTTTCTTAATTCTCTACTTAACCTTATAGCTGTTGGCTTATCAAGACTTACTAATTGTCTGTTAAAATCATGCGAAACTGATTCATCCTTTATTAAAATTGTAATTTCTTCTTGCGAATTAATAAAAACTTCCAATGAATTTTCTTGCGTTTCTGTTTTTTCTGTTCCGTAGAACTTTAATTGTATTCCCATAATTTGTGAATGTTTTATAAAAACAAACAAAAGTTTAGTTAATAAAAAAACCCTTTTAACTTTCACGGCTCTCACCTCGCTACTCATTAAAAGGGTTAATTAAAATTTTTTATGTTCTATAATGTGAGAGCGAACGTGTACAAATATAATAATTATTTTTTAATCAAACGTTAATTCTATTATTTTTTTATAACTCTTAATTATATTAATTACATTATTAATAATTAATTCATGGATTGTTTTTTCTCCATTACATCCAACCCATACGCTTTTGAAATCTTCACAACTCATTTTTTATATTTTATATCTAATTCTAATTTATGCAAATTAATTAAAGTTTGTGAAGTTTTTGATATCCCATTAGCAACATTAACATCAACAATTCCATTTTTTAAATCTTTAATTGTTTGCATCAAAATATCCTTTGTTTCTTCGATGTAATTTTTATTTTCCATTTTATTACTTTTTTTAATTTCAAAATTTAAAAGATACAAATCTAACTCACTATCTTTTATAATTATTTTTTTTAATTCAAAACCTATTTTAAAAGTGAATGCATGTTCATTTGTTCCGTTATAATATATATAATCAATAACTTCATAAAACAAATTCTCTTTAATATTTAAATATCTTTTATTTTTTTCAAGCATGAAAATGTAGTTTTTTAAATTTATTAACAATTTCAATTATAGCATCAATTGTTATTTCGTCTCTAATTACAACAATTGAATTGCAAATATTACAAAAAAGCATACCATTTGAATAATAAGTGTTATAATCTCTTTTTAATTCTCTTTTTAGAAAAATATTTTGACGAACTAATTCAACAAATTTATCATCTATATTTTCATTTTTTAAATTTGTACAATGTCTTTTTATAAAGCCATGTTTTACTGTTCCATTTGATAAAAAATTTTGGTAGTAATCAATTTTACGTTTCATTTTTTTTTGATTATTACGACAATCTTTACATGGTTGTTGATAATAACTTTTAGTATTTAAACGTCTTTTATCTTTTTGATATTCTGAGACATTTTTTTCTAAATTACATTTATTGCATATCTTTTTCATTTTTTATCAATCTTTCTAATCCGTATACACAATCTAATATGCTCGTAGCACGTTGTGTTAGGCTTGTTATATTACTTCTTATTTCATCCTCATTGTAGCTTACATAATAACCATACTTACAGCTTAATAAAGGTATAATAGAATGAGTACGATAATAGTTAACTATCTTTCGTAATCTCGCATCGTTAAATTTAGTCTTTAAATTATACGTTCTGTTGACTCCTTCGACAATTTCCTTAGCTGTAACTGGGTTAACTTTAGAACGTGCTTTAAAGCTCTTAATCAACAGCTCTGCGAGGTGTAACTCCTCTGCATTAAGTTCGTGCGTTATTTCTTCAAAGTTTGTAATCATTAGAATAGTTTTTTATAGTTAATAACAATCTCCTATTCTTCTTGATAAAGGACCATATTCACTTCTAAAATAATGAGTTTGTTGATAATTAGAACAATCATTTACA